CTATAGGTAGTCAACTACTACACGTTAAAAAACATGGGGTAGATTCCCATCACCTTTTTGGTTTTAAAAAGGATACGTATGCTTATGTTGATGAGCATAAAGATAAACTTTATGAACAATACATAGATGTAATAGACTCAGATAAAACTGATAAGGTGAAAGCACTAGAACTTCTAAAGATATTCTATGAAGTTCCAGGTTTAAATTTAATTAAGGCTGGCTTTGTGTGTCAGTTAGTTGCTGGTTTAGTTGGGTGTATTGATTCTAATAATGAGCAAGTGAAAGAGTATAGAATAAAACCTAACGACATTAAGCTGGCTAAGTCAGTTAAGTCTGAGAAGATTAGAAATAAAAAGATGTTAAAGTACATTAGCATCTGTCATAATATAGGTACAGAAAAACTGTGGAATAATTGGTGTACTCTTGTTTATAAGAAAAGAAAATGGGAGAATAGTTTTACTGTATCTAAAGTTCACATAGATTATTTGGAGAGTGTTAATGGGTGATGATGAAGAAGTGTATGATGATGCCGATGTTAAGCTTACTGGTGATGATGAGCCAGTAGATATAGATTTAATCGCAGACAAATATCAGAATGGATATTGGGAGTAATGTTATGCAGCCAGAAAATAAATTAGGGTTTGGTATTGTATTTACTAGCTTATTCTTTTGGATATTTTATGCAGTATGGGAAGCGTATGCAGTTAGTGGTGTTAACTTATGAGCATTAATGATGCAACACCAGAAGAGTGGGATAGTTTAAAGGCTAGGGGGCCAGATAAACCAGAGGAATGTTTAATGAATAAACCAATTAAAAAAGCGGAAGATATAAAAGATAGTACATTTAAAACTATAACAGGTAGTTTATATCATCCGGCTGATAGTATGCTAGATAAGCAGATGTTTCCAGAAAAAGATAATGTTAATCATCCTCCACACTACAATAAAGGTGGCTTGGAAGCTATTGATTACATTGAACAACAACTTGAAGATGGCTTTGCCGATTACCTTGAGGGAAACGTACTAAAGTATATACATAGATGGAGGTATAAAAATGGTATTGAAGATCTTAGAAAAGCTGAGTGGTATCTTAAAAAACTTATTGAAGCCAATACAGTTCCGTATGGTTGAGATACTTTTATTTGTAACTTTTTTATGTTCAAGTGTTACATTTGCACAAGACGTTTCAGAAGAATACTGTTTAGCAGAAACAATTTATTTTGAAGCTAGGAATCAAGACTTACAAGGTCAAATAGCTGTAGGTTTAGTAGCTATGAATCGAGTTAAAAGTTCTAAGTTTCCTGATACATTGTGTGCTGTAACACGCCAAGCTAAACGTGATAGCAATGGCAACATTATAAAATATAAATGCCAGTTCAGTTATTACTGCGATGGTTTGGTAGAACATGTAGCTGAAGAAGAAGCCTGGTCAACAGCACAAATAGTTTCTAAAGTAGTTATAGAACAAAGCCATAAAGATTTTACTGATGGTGCTTTGTATTATCACACCACAAAAGTTAATCCTTATTGGAGTTCAGTTTATCAACCGACTCTTGAATTAGGTGATCACATATTCTATAGGTAATTTATGACAGACAAACCAATTAAAACTACAAGTGGTAAAGAGTTTACTGTAGCTGAAATTAAAAATAGTACTCGTATTACGAAGAGTGCTACACCCAAAGGTACATTAGATTGGTATTTAAAATGGATAGGTAGTGTAATATTTATTGTGGCTGTTACAGTTCGCAGTACAGAAATACCAGAACTTAAAATTGTAGATTTAGTTTTAAGTTTTATAGCCACTATACTTTGGGCAGTCGTAGGTTTTTTATGGAAAGATAGAGCAGTAATGTTGATTAATGCAGTTGCTTGTGTTATATTATTGACCGGGCTATTGAAATATTTTTTTATGTAAGGAAACAATATGAGTATTATTTACGGAGATTTTGGTAACAAAAAAAATAGTTTATCAAATAAAATTCAACTTGCATTAAAACAAGTAGTTGATTCAGATAAAGCAGAAGCCGATCAAAAGTTTCTATTAATTGTAGATACTGGTGTAGATTTTAAAATCTTATCTGATGTGGAACTACCTGAGTTTAATATTATGTTAGACATATGTAAATTTACAGTTCTTCAACAGGCATATCAGTTTTTGGAGGAAAACAAATGAATATGCTACATCGTCAATTCTCTAGTAATGAGGAAATGATAGAGGATTATTTATGTCAAGCATTTGTTTTGGGATTAGGAACAACAACACCAAATAAAAATGTGTTGACAAACTTAATCAGTTGGGTTATAATCCAACACAAGAAAGACGGTGAGAAAATCACCGAACAATACGTTAGGGATAAGATCCCACAGTATATTAATTTTTTATTTACAAAATCATAGGAGAAAATAATATGGCAGTATTAGAAGGATTTGCTTATTGGCCTTTTGTTACAACACCTAACACAAAATATACCCCTGAGTATAGTGTTAATTTAGTTGTATCTGAAGATGTTGCGGATAGTTTTAGACAGCGTGGCTTCACCATTAAAGACATGGAAGAAGGCCCGGCTATAATTATCAGGCGTAAAGTTAATGGGCCAGATGGTATGATTCGTAAAGCCCCCCTTCTTTTAGACCGCTTTAAGAATCCATTAGATGTAACTGTTGGTAATGGTTCTAAAGTTAAGGTGCAGTATAAAGAGTGGGAGACTGAGTGGAATGGTAAACAATTCAAAGGCTTAGACTTCAAAGCTATGCAAGTGCTTGACCTAGTGGAGTACGGTTCAAGCGCACCTGATGGTTCTGAGTTTGATATTGAAGATGATGCCGGAGATGAATTGTGATGGGAATGACATATACTTATGAAGATGCTAAGTATGATGTTGAGAAGCTAAGTGTAGAGGGACAGCAGGTATTTAAGATACTTGCTGTTGCTCAACGCAAGGCTGATGAACTTAATATTGATACTACTCTAGCACAGGCAGCAGTCGTTGCCATGCATACTAAAATGCAGGAGTATCTAAGTGATAAGGCTCTAATTAAAGAGGATGAATAATGTCATTTGTAAAACTACGTCAACCCTGTCCCAACTGTGGTGGCAGCGATCCTGTTGCAATAAACGACAATGGATCAGCAAAATGTTTTAACTGTGGTACATTCTTTAAAAACTATTCTGAAGCTTCGGACGGAAACGTGTCCGATTTCTCCACCTACCAGAGAAATATTAATAATAATAATAGTTCCTCCGAAGCTTCCTTTAATGCTTTAACAGATCGTGGGATATCAATTGAGACTGCTAAAAAATATGGAGTTAAATCAGTCTTATCTTCCGATGGTTCTATCTATGAACATCACTATCCCTTGTATATCAATAATGAAGTTGCGGCTACCAAGATACGAAGAGTCCAGGCTAAAGATTTTTACTGGCGAGGTACAACAAAAGGTACTGGTCTATTTGGTCAGCAGCTTTGTAAAGAAGGTGGTAAATACATAACAATAACAGAAGGAGAATGTGATGCTATGGCTGTCTATCAATTGATGGGCAGTCAATGGTCTGTAGTTTCTGTTAAGAACGGTGCTGAAGGCGCAGTTCGTGATGTAAAAGATAATTTAGAATTCTTGGAATCATATGAGAATATTATTATTAATTTTGATAATGATAAGGCTGGTCGTGAAGCGGCTAAGAAAGTTGCTAGGTTATTAAAACCGGGTAAAGCTAAGATACTTACTATGCCGGAGCAGTTTAAGGACGCAAATGAAATGCTTAAACTGGGACAACATAAAGCCTTTGTTTCTTCTTGGTGGGAATCTAAAATCTATACACCTTCTGGTGTCTTAAACGTCACAGAAGAGCGCGACAACTACAAGAAGCGCGAAAAGAAAGAGTCTGTACCTTACCCTTGGCAGGGGCTTAACGACAAGCTAGAAGGCTTACGTCAAGGAGAACTAATAACTTTAACAGGTGGTACAGGTTTAGGTAAGTCCAGTGTAACACGAGAGATTGAACACTGGTTAGTGCGTAACACTAAAGATAATATAGGTATCATTGCACTTGAAGAGGATTGGCGTAGAACTATTGACGGTATCCTAGCTATTGAAGCCAATGCTAAATTACATATTGATAGTGTACGTTCCGAATATACCGATGAACAGATAGATAAAATGTTTGATATTCTTTATGATGGTGAGAATAAAAATCGGGTATGGGTTCATGCCCACTTTGGAATGAATGATCTTGATAGTATCTTTAGTAAGCTACGTTTTATGATTGTCGGTTGTGGATGTAAGTGGATAGTAGTAGATCACCTACACATGTTAGTGTCTTGTTCATTGGAAGGTGATGAACGTAGAACAATAGATAATATAATGCATAGGTTACGTACACTTGTTGAAGAAACTGGTGCAGGTTTAATTCTTGTTTCACACTTACGTAGGATAGACGGTAATCGTGGACATGAGAATGGAATTGCTACTGGTCTTTCTCATTTACGTGGCAGTCAATCCATAGCCCAACTATCTGACTGCGTAGTTTCATTAGAGCGTAACCAACAAGCGGATGATCCAATTGAATCTAGCACAACAAAAGTTCGTGTATTGAAATCCAGGTACACAGGCGATGTCGGACTAGCTACTAGCTTGTATTATGATAATAATACTGGACGTTTGCAAGAGCTAGACATGGACGATCAAGACGAAATACAGGTAGAACTATGACAACATTAGTGTTTGATATAGAAACAGATGGACTTGATCCTGATAATATATGGTGTATTTCAACGGTAAACGCTGAGACAAGCGAAGCCATGTCTTATGGCCCAGATAGATTAACTGATGGCATCCAGTATTTAAAATCAGCAGATAAGTTAGTTGGTCATAACATACTTGGATACGACATCCCAGTTATAAAGAAACTAATGGATATAGATTTATCTAAACATGCTAAGATTGTAGATACATTAGTTCTTTCTAGATTATTTAATCCAGTGCGAGAGGGTGGGCACAGTCTTGAAAGTTGGGGGTATAGGCTTGGGCATCGTAAGTTAGAGTTTGAAGAGTGGGGAATGTTTACTCCAGAGATGTTGACTTATTGTGAAAATGATGCTATACTTAATAATAAAATTTTAGCTTCTTTAAAATTAGAATCGAAAGGTTTTAGTGCCGATTCAGTAGTGTTAGAACATAGTGCAACAAAGATTATTACTGATCAACGTTCACATGGTTTCTTACTTGATGTACCTAAAGCAACATTACTTATAGCTGAACTGTCTGAAAAATTAAAAGCAGTTGAAGATAAAGTACATGAAACTTTTAGGCCAAAGAAAGTTAAAACGGTTTTAAAGGCTACGTTTACTAAGTCAGGTGCGTTATCTAAGATGGCTGAGATAAAAGGAAGTGCTAAGAAAAGCCGCTTAACGCCAGAAGAGTATGATGAAATTTCAATCAAGCGTACTCTTACTAGAGTTAATGAGGAACCTTTTAATTTAGGATCACGTAAACAGATAGGCGAATATCTAATTGATTTTGGATGGAAGCCTAAAAAGTTTACGCCAACTGGTCAACCAATAGTTGACGAAGGTACGCTCAGTAAAATAAAAAATATTCCTGAAGCACAACTCATAGCGGAGTATTTATTATTACAAAAACGTGTTGCTCAAATATCTTCATGGCTTAAAGAAGCACATGATGATAATAGAGTACGTGGTTTTGTTAATCCAAACGGCACTATTACTGGACGCATGACACACAACAGTCCTAACATGGCTCAATGTCCTAGTGTAAGATCACCTTACGGTAAGGAGTGTCGAGAATGTTGGACAGTTCCCGAAGGATATAAGCTAGTGGGTATAGATGCTAGTGGTTTAGAACTACGTATGCTTGCACACTATATGAATGATGAGGCATACACAAATGAAATATTGCACGGAGACATACACACAGCTAATCAAAAGCTTGCAGGACTTGAATCAAGAGATCAGGCTAAGACATTCATCTATGCACTTGTCTACGGAGCCGGGAATTTTAAGCTTGGTTCAGTGGTTGGAGGAAACAAAGAAGATGGCGAAAGACTTAGAAAACGTTTCCTCGATAATCTCCCTGCATTTAGACATCTTAGAGACAAAGTTACAAGAGCATCTACCAAAGGATATGTCAAAGGATTAGACGGACGTAAGTTATTTATACGCTCTGAACATGCTGCTCTTAATACTTTACTTCAAGGTGCTGGTGCTATTGTTATGAAGGAAGCAATGCGTATTCTTTATGATAAAATAAACGAAAGAGATTTAGATGCATACTTTGTTTGTAATGTACATGATGAGTGGCAGATTGAAGCACATGAAAGTATCGCAGAAGAAATTGGTAAGCTTGGTGTACAATCAATTAAGGATGCCGGAACTACTTTAAAACTACGGTGTCCACTAACAGGAGAGTTCAATGTCGGAAGTAATTGGGCAGAGACACACTAGAAAAATGTCAGATAGTCGCAAAGGAGACTTTGCAGAATTTTATGCAGTTACATGGTTATGGGATCAAGGCTACGAAGTATTTAAAAATTGTGGTTGTGATGGTATAGTTGATTTAATTGCATGGGATAAAGTAAATAACGAGTTTGTTTTAATTGATGTTAAAACTGTCTGCTTAGATAAACGCTCTGGTAGTTTTACTAAAACAAGAAGCCGTACTCCAGACCAAATAGAAAAAGGAGTACGTTTTTTAAAATTTAATCCAATAGATAGACAATTACAATTTGTGGAGCATAAAGAATGACTTGTCTTAATACATTAGTAGAAGATATTAACAAAAGTCTTGAAGGTTTATCAGATGGTAAGCCTCTTAACATTACTGAAGAAGATTTAGATCTCACTTTATCGCGCATGAAAACTAGCATACTTGAGTGGGCTAATCCATCTGACCGTAATAAAACTTTCAGCTTACGCATGTCTAATATTGGTAGACCTGCAAGACAGTTATGGTTTGAAAAGAATAAGCCACTTGAAAATTCTCAACCTAATGCAGCAACCCAGGTTAAGTTTCTTTATGGACATATACTTGAAGAGATTGTGTTAATGCTTGTACGTGCAGCCGGACATAAGGTTACTGATGAGCAAAAAGAAGTTGACCTTGATGGTATTAAAGGACATATGGATTGTAAGATTGACGGTGAAGTAGTAGATGTTAAGACCGCATCTAAGTTTGCCTTTAATAAGTTTCGTAACGAAAGACTTGATGGCGATGATCCATTCGGATACTTACCACAGCTTGCGGCTTATGAAAAAGCCGAAGATACCTGTAAAGGTGGCTTCTTAGTAATCAATAAAGAGGGTGGCGATATATGTTTATATAAGCCCGAAGATTTATCTAAGCCAAACATCAGTACGCTTATAGAATCTTTAAAGAAAGCAGTAGATTCTAAAGATCTTCCGGCCCTTTGTTATGATCCTGTACCCGAAGGAAAGAAAGGTAACATGAAGATACATAAAACATGTACGTACTGTCCATACAAGTATGAGTGCTTTAAAGATTCAAACAATGGTCAAGGCTTACGAACTTTTAAATATGCAACTAAACTTGAGTATCTTACGAAGGTTGTTGTTGCTCCACGAGTTGATGAAATATTATAATGAACGGTAAGAAATCTAAACTAATAAGAGACAAGTCTAATGAATTATTTGTTGAATGGTTAAAGACTCTACTGCGTAAAGAAGAAGCAGAGAAGATAACACTTGATAATTATTTTAATTATCTTCCTAAACAAACACATCTTTATGCTAACAGACAACTATGGTTAACTGCCTACACACCACGCTGGATAAGTAATAAGATAAAACGTATTGTAGAACGTAAGCCTAATTTGGATGTAACTTCTTTAACACTAGCCGATATTAAAAAGGAAGAACAACAATGGAAGCAGAAAGAACAGAACTTCCCGAATTAGAAATTCTTATTTTAATTTGTGCTGGATACATCTCATCAGGTAAACCATTTAGTGAACAACTTTATATGGATTTAAAACAAAAACTTGATGAGTATTTTATAGAACAACAGGGAACATTACATTGAAACCAAAAATAAAAAGTGGGCGTAGAAAACCACGAGTTAAACGTCCTGTTGAAAAGAATGTAGTTGTTGGTTATGATTCTAATTGGGAATATGAACTTCATACTGGCCTGTTTAATCAGTGGGAATTCCATACAGAAAAAGTTCCATATATTGTTGAACATAATTATCAACCAGACTTTGTAAAACAAATAGGAGATAAAACTATATTCTTAGAAGCTAAAGGTAGATTCTGGGATCATAGCGAATACAATAAATATGTGTGGATTGCTAAAGCTTTACCAGAAGATACTGAACTTGTGTTTTTATTTGCTAATCCTGAAGCACCTATGCCCCAGGCAACAAGAAGAAAAGATGGCACAAAAAGATCTCATTGTGAGTGGGCATCGTCTAAAGGATTTCGTTGGTTCAGTGAAGATAGTATACCTGATGATTGGATAGATGTAACAAAGCGAGGCGGTTTTAATGACGAATGATAGAAAGCAAGAACGCATTGAAAAGTTTAACAGGCATAAGAAAAAGAAAGAGCATAATAAATTTGCTGAAGGTAAATTTAAAGCTCCCAAGAAGCGTAACAAATATAAATTAAACATTAACGACATAAATAATATTGAGGAGAATTGATGGACAGTTATCAAGAGTACATACATAAAAGCAGATATGCACGTTATCTACCTGATTTAAAAAGACGAGAAACTTGGGGAGAAACAGTTAATCGTTATTTAAATTTTTGGGTTGATCGTGGAGTTAAATTTACTGACCTAGAAAAAGTAACTTTGTTTGACACTATTTTTTCTATGGAAGTTATGCCGTCTATGAGAGCCTTGATGACCGCAGGAGAAGCTTTAGAACGTGATAACGTAGCTGGCTTTAACTGTTCTTATATAACTATTGATAGCCCTAGAGCTTTCGATGAAATGATGTATATACTTATGTGTGGTACAGGCGTTGGTTTTAGTGTTGAGCGTCAGTACATAACTAACTTACCAACCGTAGCAGAGGATTTTCATG